CAACAAGCGCTGAAAGACAAGTTAACTGAAATGCTTAAGGAAGTTGAATACCAAGAACTTCTTAAGACTTCTAATGAAAAAGCTGATGCAACTGCAAAAACATTTGCATTCTCACCACTTGGAATATTTGTAGGATAATTGAATGGCAGATGAATGGGACAGACCTGAACAGCCGCCACCCCCGCTGTTCTTAGGCAAGAAAGAAAGAGATCTTGTAAAGCAAGTCAATGACGAACTTATTGAAAACGTCATTGGTCAGGCTATTCTGTATTATTCCATCGATCTAGAAAGAACAGACTTTCATGACTTATATGGCGAGGCTGTAGAAAAAACTTTCTTGTCACCAGTCAGAGTTTATGTTATGATAGAGTTTGACCAAGAATCTACGTCATACATGGAAGGTTTCGGTATTGATAAAGATTCTGCGATTACAGTTAAGTTTCACAAGAGAAGACTTAATGAAGATCAAAATCTGTTTGTAAGAGAAGGCGACTTTATTTTATACGGTGATAAATACTATGAGCTTACAAAGCTCTCCAGCCCTCGCAAGTTGTTTGGTCAGGTAGACCAGACCTTCGAGATTATTGCGACCGCTAAGCGCGCAAGAAAGGGACTTTTTGATGCTACCTGATAACTTCGATTTTGCAATGCTGCCAGAGTTACCGAATAGTGGCTCGATATCGTTACGTGAGATTGGTATGCTTGAATCTACGATTGAAGATATTGATTACGCTATTACATCGTGGCTTAAAAACGATTTGAATCTTTATTCCAACACCAATGAGGGTCGTAAGCAGGTGCCAGTACTTTGGCAAACACCGGAGAGAGCGTTCCAAGTTAAAAATGAGAAAGAATTAAGAGACGATAGCGGCACCCTTACACTCCCTTTGATTAGTATTGAACGCACAGGAATAACTAAAGATCCAAGTAGAAAGGGTTCATATCAGGCTCATATATACTCTAATAGGCATAATGGCAGAACAGGACGCATTACTATTGCTAAAAGGATAGTTCAGGATAAAACAAGAAACTTTGCTGTGGCTTCAGGAACTAGAACGAACACTGGTGCCGGAAGGCAACAAAATTTTCCCAGAGTTAATAAAAAAATCGTTATTCAAACATTATCAATCCCGATTCCAGTTTACATCGAAGCTGAATACGCGATTAAAATTACGTCTGAATATCAACAACAAATGAACGAGTTAATCGCGCCATTCATCACCAGAACTGGTCAAATTAATGCTTTCACGCTGAGAAGAAATGGTCACATTTACGAGGCTTTTATAGATTCATCGTTCGCAAGTTCCAACAATGTCAATAACTTAGCCGAAGATGCTCGAAATTATACCTCTGATATTAAAATCAAAGTTCTCGGATATCTAATCGGTGAAGGCACAAATGATGATCGTAAAATTGTACGAATTGATGAAAATACGGTTGAGGTAACATTTCCTAGAGAAAGTGTGCCACTTCCGGGTGATCCTGACTTTTTTATTGATTAGTTCCTGAAACCAATCAATTTCTTGTTCTATCTGAAGACTTTTGAAAATGCAATAACTATTTACTGTTGATTAGCTTATAATTTATATTATAACGAAAGAGAGGAATTTGCTAAATGTCAGTAAAAAACTTTAAGTTTGTATCCCCCGGCGTCTTTATCAACGAGATTGATAACAGTTTTCGCCCAAGAGTCTTAGACCAAATTGGACCCGTTGTTATTGGACGCAGTACAAAAGGTCTTGCGATGACCCCAACCAGAGTCGAATCGTACCGCGACTTTGTTAATCAATTTGGAGATACCGTACCCGGTAGCAGTGAGTCCGATGTTTATAGAACAGGTGTAAGTCGTTCACCAATGTATGGTACATACGCCGCCAAAGCCCACTTAGAGGCTAATAATACCCCCCTTACTTATGTTCGCCTTTTAGGTCAACAATCGAAAAACGCAGTAACCGCGGGTAAAGCCGGTTGGCAAACAACTACACAACCAAGCGGAACTCCCGGTGGTGGTGCTTACGGCTTATTTGTTGCAGTATCGTCGTCGATTGATATGGTAGCCAACGGTAAGTCGCAAACAGGTTCGTTTGCGCTCGGCGCGATCTTTTATGCAAACGCCGGCGCTGTTTTGCTGTCTGGTTCGACTTTTGGTCAAAACGGAGCCCAAGCATTTAATACCGGACACACAGGAGCGATTAATACGTTTATTAACTCTCAAGCTGATGGAACATTTTCAGTAAGAATTGATTCGGTCCGCGCTGAGTCGCGTCAAACGGGACCATTCGGTAAAGTAATCGACTTTAACTTTAATGAAAACAGCAACAAGTTTATTCGTAAGCAACTTAATTGCGATCCAACAATAGTTTCGTCGAATGCATCTAACTATTATTCAACTGATGGCGCCGGTGAAGAAGTGTATTGGCTTGGCGAAAGCTACGAACAATTCTTGTCTGATCAGTTGTCTAGCGTTTCAGATCGATTGGTTGGAATCATGTTGCCCCTCGGTACAGGATCTGCCACAGCACCAACCACCGGTCCTTCTCACAAAAGAGTTGAGTCGCAAGAGGCAGTTGCCGGTTGGTTTATCGGACAAGATGTTGGTTCCGCTGGAGACTTTGATATTAATAACGCTACTAAGCTGTTCCGCCTTAAGGGTAGAGGACATGGCGCGTGGCTGCACAAAAACGTGAAAGTCACAATTGAAAGAATTAAGCAATCTACGACACTCACCGATGAATATGGTAGCTTCTCAGTTGTTTTGCGCGCGCTTGGTGATACCGATCAATCTGTTGAGGTATTAGAAAGATTCGATAATCTTAATTTAAATCCAGCATCTCCAAACTACATTGGAAAAATAATCGGTGACAGATATTACGAGTGGGATGAATCTAATCGTAGACTTCGTGAGTATGGCGATTATGCAAATCAATCAAAATATGTATATTGCGAAGTAAATGATTCGTTAACAAATCCTGCGTTAATTCCATTTGGGTTCTTTGGTCCACCACAAATTACCAACAATGACTTTCAAACCGATGTTGGCTACTTTGGTGCCAATGGCAATGTTGGAATGGTTGCAATTGCGAAAGGTGATGATAATTATGGCGCACCGATGACATCTGGTGATGCCCGCCGCTTCTCTGGTTCTACTGTTGTCGCTGCTGCCTCTGGTCGTATGAATTTTACACCTTTGTTTCCAAAGATTGCACTTGTAAGCAAGGATACTGATGCCGGCGCATCCCTGAGAACAGATACTAACTTTGGTATTCGCACTTCGCGCTCAAGCGGTTCAAACAGACCAGCATCTGGTCTTGGAGATGTATTAAATCTTTTGACTGCAGATGCCGCTAATACCGATGCGTCTACTTTGAGCCCACTTACAACAGCCTTACAGCCTTATTCGTATATCTTCACTCTTGATGATATCGTTTCTGGTTCCACATCGTTTACGTATACTTCAGGTTCAAGAAGAAACACAACAAGTTTAACTGCTCAAGCAGGAAGTGATTACACTACACTACTCGGCTTAGGATATGACAGCTTCACTGCTCCGTTCTTTGGTGGCTTTGATGGTTTTGATATTACAAAACCAGATCCACTTGCTAACCACCTGATCTCTGAAGGCGCCACGTCACAAAATACATATCAAGTTATGACATACCGTCAAGCCCTTGAGACTGTCGCGGATCCAGAACTTCTTGACTATGACTTACTTGCAGTACCGGGTTTAACTAACGAAGGATTAACCAACTTTATGGTTGATATTTGTGAAGAACGACGAGATGCCTTTGCTATTATCGATCTTCCAAACGTGTACACTCCAACTCATGAAGGTTATCTTGCAACCAACGCCCGCGCAAACAGAAATGTTACTACAACGGCAACCGCGCTTAGAAACAGAAGATTTGATTCTTCTTACGCAGCAACTTTCTATCCTTGGATTCAAACTAGAGATGGAAATACTGGTCAAGCTCTTTGGGCTCCACCTTCAGTAGCCATGATGGGTGTCTTGGCATCGTCTGCTAAGCAATCTGAACTTTGGTTTGCTCCCGCTGGTTTCAATCGCGGCGGATTGTCAGATGGTGCGGCCGGAATTCCAATTCTCGGCGTATCGCAAAGACTGTCTGCTAAAGAAAGAGACACGCTTTATGACGCACGCATTAACCCAATTGCTTCTTTCCCATCAACAGGTATTGTTGTCTTGGGGCAGAAAACCCTCCAAGAAAGACCATCAGCATTAGATAGAATCAACGTTCGTAGACTGGTCATCTTCCTTAAGAAACAAATTTCTATCCTTTCAACACAAATTCTCTTTGAACAAAACGTCCAAGCTACTTGGTCACGCTTCAAGGGATTGGTTGAGCCGTTCTTAGCTAACGTTAAGACACGTTACGGTATCTCTGATTATCGATTGATTTTGGACGAGACCACAACGACACCCGATCTTGTCGATCAGAACATTCTGTATGCCAAGATCATGATTAAACCTGCACGAGCAATTGAATTCATCGCAATTGACTTTGTTGTTGCCAACACAGGCGCATCTTTCGATGACTAAAAAACAAATCGCACTAGTTAACTTAAAGGGAGAAACCAAATAATGCCATTCTGGTCAACAGATTTTTCAAATCAAGACGAAATCTTAAAAGATCCTAAAAGAAATTTTAGGTTCTTCGTTCAAATTCAAGGTATCCAAACGGACAACGGTGGTGGTCTAGTCTGGTATGCTAAGTCGGTTCAAAAGCCAACTTTTACTATGGAAGAAGCTACTCACACGTATCTTAACCATTCTTATTACTACCCCGGTAAAGTCACATGGAATACTATTGAACTTACCATGGTTGATCCCGGTGATAACCCTGAAGTTAGTGCTACATTAGCTGGTATTCTAGAAGGTGCCGGTTATAATATCCCCACTACTCCCGATAGCAGTGTGTTAACAAGTGTTTCTAAGCAAAAAGCCGCTGGCGCTCTTGGTACAATGACTATTGTTCAAGTCGATTCCGATGGAAAGCCTATGGAAACTTGGACACTTTGGAACGCATTTGCTAAAGAAGTAAACTTTGGAGGAACGCTTGAGTACGGTAACGATGAGTTAACTACAATCACGATGACTGTTCGATACGATTGGGCTAGACTTGAAACAGCCGAAGTTGGTTCAGCCGCAATCTTGCGTAATAATAGATTCTTTAACGTATAACAATATAGAGGTGTAAATTGTCACGAAATAGAGATCGCCTTGGCGGCGAGGATACCCCTTCCGCCCCAAGCGCGCCCGTCGAAGCTATGAATACAAATGTATTTTCTTTCGTAGCTCCTACTGAATTTGTAGAACTCCCATCTGAGGGCAAGTTCTATGCATCCGATCATCCGCTTTATAATCAAAAAACAATTGAGATTAAGCAGATGACCGCAAAAGAAGAAGATATTCTTTCTTCAATGACGCTTATTAAAAATGGAGTCGCACTTGAAAGACTGCTTGAGAGTGTTATAATTGATAAAAACATTAAGCCAGAAACACTGCTTTTAGGCGATAGAAACGCCATTATAATCGCTGCTAGGGTCTCAGGATATGGGATGGAGTACCGTACAGAAATAAGGTGCCCTAAGTGCCAAACAGACCAAAAATTTGGATTTAATTTATCAAGTGCTAAGACTAGAACAACTTCAACAATTATGAATCAACTTGAAGATGGTGTCAGCTTAGTTAATAATGAATTTAGAGTAACTCTTCCAAAGTCAAAACTTCAAGTTGGTTTAAAGCTGCTTAATGGCATTGACGAGTCGTCGATTTCCGACAAAATAGAAATTAATGAGAAACAAAATTTAGATAAGCTAGTAACTACTCAGCTATCGTTTATGATTAGCTCAGTTAATGATAACTATACTCAAGAAGCAATTCAACATGTTGTCGAAAATATTCCATCGGCAGATTCTGCATACATCAGAAAGATTTACAAGTCTATAATTCCTAATATTGATTTAACTTTAGGCTTTACATGCTCTTCCTGCTCCCATAAAGCGGACATGGAGGTGCCGCTGAATGTGGACTTTTTTTGGCCTGACGAGTGATTACATGGAAGACGTTTACGAGCAGTTTTTCTTTCTAAAACACGAAGGAGGCTGGTCGTTTACGGAAGCATATAATCTTCCGATTGGTTTGAGAGTTTGGTTTGTTGAAAGACTTATTAAACACATGAAACTACAAAACGAAGCCAATCAAAATGCTGCAAATGGTGGCTCTAGAACACTCACTAGCGACAACCAGCCGCCAATGCCTATCGGTATGGACGTAAAATAGTACCTAACACTATTTAAATGTAGGGAACTATTGCGTAGCTAATATGGACGAACTTCAGAGACTAACAGAACAACTAAGGCTTGCAGAAAGCCAGCTTTCTCGCTTAGATCAGGGTACATCGGCGTACAATCAGAAATTAAAAGAGGTTGAGCGCTTAAGTAACCAAGCGACCGCTGCTTTTAACAGTCAAACAGGGTCAATGCTTGGATTAGGCAGGGCATATGATACGATTAAAGGTAAAATTATAGAATTTGGCAATGCTATTGCGGCCGAAGCAAAAGCTCTAGACAATACTACAATAGAATTTCAAAGAACTACTGGAGCCACTGAGCAACTATCTGAAAACATAGGCAGATTAACTGATAATTTAGCTTTATTTGGTGTAAGTCTAGCTGATGCTGAAGTGACTGTAAGTGCACTTATGGGTACATTTACAGAATTTACCCAAATGAACGCTGTTTTGCAAAATGAAATTGGCGCTACTGTTGCATTACTAAATGAAGTTGGTATTTCTGCCGCTTCTTCAGCTAAAATACTTGAGTCTTCAACAAAAACATTGGGAATGTCTGTTGATGAAACAGCAAATATGCTGGTAAATCTTCGAGCGTCAGCCACTGCACTTGGTGTACCTGTAGCGCAGTTAACAGAAGATTTTATTGGCGCCGAAGAGATGTTAGCCAAGCTTGGCAAAACAGGTCCAAATACTTTTAAAGAATTGGCAGCGCAGGCAAAAGCAACCGGTCTAGAGTTAGCTAAAATAACTGCTTTGGCAGAAAAGTTTGATACTTTTGAAGGTGCTGCCAGCGCAGCACAGGGTCTTAATGCTGTCTTGGGGGGCAACTTTTTAGATTCGCTTTACATGATTGAAGAAGTCGATCCTGCAAAGAGATTTTTAGCTATTAGAGATGCTATTTTCGATGCTGGGCTTTCGGCTGAATCGTTAGCCGACACTAACAACTATTATTTGAAAAAATCATTGGCAGCGACACTTGGATTACCAGTCAGTGACTTTATGAAGATGTTAACTGGTGACGTTAACTTGCTAACCGGTGAGGTTATGCAAGCAGCATCAAGTTTAGAAGAGCTTCGCGAACAAGCATTTAAGATGAAAGGGTTTGACGACATTATGTCAAACGTATTTAAGCAGTTTAAAAAGCCAGTTACAGAAATTCAAACTGCAACAAGAGACGCATTTGAGCTTCTAACTCCACTGCAAAAATCAATCGAAACTTATACATCAAAAGTTACTTCTGCCACCAATACTTTCATTAGAAACAACAGGCAGCTTGTTGGCAATATTGGCATGCTTTATAATTTCTTTGGAATGGATGTATTTCAAGAAGCATTTAATTTAATGGAAGGTACAGCCAGCGCCATGAGTAAGACCGTTGGCTTTATATTTAGCCTGAAAGGTCTTATATTGGGTTTAACTGGTGGTGCATTATATCTTTTACATGATAGAGTAAACGAAATCAGAGCAGCGTTTCACTTAGGTGGTGTTTTCGCAGCCGTAGATACAGCAGTAGTGGCATTAGCTGATAAAATAAAAACTTTAATGGGTGGAGGTTCTGCAACAACGCCCGGTAGTGGTGGAATGATCGGCTCTATATTCCAAACTATCATCGCTGGAGGTAAATTTGCTTTCGCTGCATTAAGAAAATTTGTGTTTGTTCCATTAGCAAATTATTTTATCAGAGAATTCTTTTTTTACGGTGACACTCTTTTAGTGTTTTTTAAAAATAAAGTTCTTCCTGAATTATCAGGTATTGCTATTAAAATAGGCGGTATTTTTGCTAATATTTTTGCTGGTATGGTAACAGAAGTTAAGGGGGCAATTGCTGACATGGTGCCGTTCGGCAGAAGTCTTTATAACGCCCAAGATCAAGAAAAAGATAGAAAGAATATAGCTGCTCGTTTTGGCGGCACTATTGCCGGATTGCTGACTCCTTCGGGTCCGCCGGCTCAAGAAAAATTTGCTAGAGGTACTCAATCAACAGGTGATTTACTGCAAGACAAAATTTTTAATGATTTGGTAAAACGACAGAATATTGAAAGGTATATGCAAAGTAAGGGCTTTGAGTTTAGTGAAAGAAACGCTGCCATGAGCTATCAACAAGCATTAATTGGCGCCAAAGGCGATCGAAATATTAAAGCCGCTCAAACTGCTGTCAACACGCAACTTAAGCCTGCTATAACGGCAGCAGTAACTACAGCACAAACGACAGCAGCACCGATAGCGCAACAATATGGACAAATGGCTACCGATATGATTGGAAAAGCTATGGACAATATTGTGCCGGCACTGCAAGAAGGTCTTGAGAACGTAAAAATTGAGAACAAGCTCTATATTGATGGAAAACAAGTTCAAGCCCGAACAATTGGAGTGGTAACTAATACAGCAATGGCAGGAGGTCAATAATGAGCACAGATGATACAAATTACTTTAATGTAAACAAATACGGTCGAGATAAGGGCGTTATAAACGATGCGATGACTGATGCATCTGATGCTTACGCAAATTTCCACCAAATGATTCTGTCTTTCCTTCATGTTGGTAGTGGAAACTCTGTATTTTTCAAGGCATTTGTAACCGAACTAAGTAATAACTTTTCTTGTGAATGGCAAGCAAACAACGTGTATGGTCGAACAGACCCAATTCAAACCTATGGCGGCACAACTCGTTCCTTATCACTTGCTTTCGATGTTCCAGCTTCATCAGTCACGGAAGCATATGAAAATCTTGGTAGAGTATCAAAGCTCGCGCAAATGCTCTATCCAAACTATACACAAGCAACCGAAAACGGTGCTAAAATTATCTCTAAAGCACCTTTAGTGCGTGTTAAGCTGATGAATCTGATTACCAATGAAAGAGATCCCGGTCAATTTAGCGACGAAGCCTTGGAGTCGCTATCAATCATGGGAGCGAGTGCCAAAAAACTTAAGGCAGCTAAAGATTCTCCGCAAAAATTATTTGATGAATATCAAACTTCACCAAACCCTGAAAATGGTCTTTTGTGTGCGATTAAAAGCATGAGCTATAATAGCGATTTGCAAAGCATACAAGTTTTTGAAAAAGCTCCAAATACAGTTTTACCACAAAGTATTAAAGTGACTTTATCATTAGATGTTATTCATGAAGAGACATTGGGATTTGAAGGATCACAATTTACGTCACCATCGTTCCCGCATAAGATAACACTTTCGGACTCAACTAATAAGATCCCAACAGACCAAAATTTCAAAGATATACTTACTCGAATTGATGAAGATGAGCGCAACCAAGCAAAAGAAGATGAACGAATTGCAGCACAAAACAGATTACTTAGAAAAATGGGTAGAAACGCAGCCAATAACAGAGTTAGCAATTATGTTAGTGACATCTTTGGCAGCAATAAAGACAAATAAGGTATTAAAATGGCGAGATATAAAGGAACCAGAAAATTCGACAATGATGTAGACTATTATGAGTATCTTAGAAAGAGTAGAAAGCTTAGGTCCGTTACTCATTTCGAGACTCCAATCCTTAGAAACCCTACGGTGGAAGATAGAACACGTATTATCAGCACCAGACACATTTGGAAGTTGGGTGATAGGTTTTATAAATTAGCCGATCAATTTTATGGTGATTCTGTTTATTGGTGGGTTATTGCTTGGTATAATTCGGTTCCAACTGAAGCTCACTTAAAGCCCGGCGATATCATATTGATTCCTGTTAATTTACAAACAGCACTTGATGTCTTAGGAGCCAATTATTAATGGCGCGTGATGTAAGGTATGCAGGTGCTGGTGTCGCCAGCGAAAGCCTTTTCGGGGCTCTTAGGCGCACTTGGAAAAATACGTTTAAGGACGATCCCGACGAAGGATTAACTCAAGCAGCTAAAGATAGAGATTTTATTGAGGAGTTAGAAGGAAAATACAATGCAGATCCCACATACAGAATAAACGCCAAAGAGCGTAAAAGATTAGAAGAATTAGCTAAAGATGGAGGTGGTAATGCTCTCGTTAAAAGCGAGGCAGAAGAACTTCTTGAAGATGTTGATGTGTTTGAAGAGCAGGCTATAGAAAA